TAATTCTTTGAACTTTTTGTGACCCAACATAGCGGCGTTAAAGCCACCAATTATCCCAATATTTAAAGCTGAATCAGTAGAAGTACGTTCTGGCTGCAATGCGTGTTGAGCCAATTCTTCTGCAGAAAAAGCACCAATAATCTTGGTAAGTTCTTTTGTTGATTGGGCAATTCTCAACCCGTAGATATTAGCGGGGCTAATAAGTTCACCCATAACCATACCTAATACAGCCGAACCACCAGACTTCATTCGGTTCTTTTTGACTGCTTCGTAATGTTTTACAGTTTCAGAAAAAGCAAAAGCTTCACGCTCTGATTCAACGCCAGCACCATACTTTAAAAACTCGTTAGGAAGACTTTGGATTTTTGGGTCTGTAAACGGATCATACAAAGGTTTTGGGCCAACTAAAGCTTCCTCTTGTTCCCGTGCTTGTTCCCGTGCATAAGCGATTGTATCTGTGTAATGCTGGCCTTTAATTTTATCAATGCCTTGAGCAACCAAATTGTAATCTGCAAAACTGCCGCCAAACGATTGCAAACTGTCAAGCCAAGTTGTATCGCTGCCGAAAACTCCTTCACCCAATTGAGGTGTAGGAGGATACTGTGTTTGTCCCATTCTCATGTATTCGTCACGATCAAACTCAGACATTATTGACCTTTCTTCTTAGCTTTTGATAATGTTTTAAAACCATCAACATTACGTGATGCTAATTTAACAATTTCTGACTGAATACGAGCATCCCGTTCTTTTGGAGTTAGTGCTTTATTTTTTGCTAATGCCTGTTTCTTATTCTTTGTAGCTTTTTTATTAAGTTGAAACTCGCTAACGCCGTCATTAGTTGAGATGTTCGTTTTGTTGGTTCGAATTGTTGGGTCATATATAGCTCTGAGCTTGTAACCCATCGTGTCTTCGCCATACATTCTTTCAATAATTGGGGCTAACTCTTTGCTGTCTGGACGAAACTGGAATAAAGGAATTATCTTTTGATCGGTTTCGTCTGCGTTGCTATTAAGTTTTACGCTTATATTGAATGCCCCCGGAATACCCGGAGTAGGCTCTGCAAAGACACGACGATCTTCAACAATCTGAGCCCACCGCCCCTTATCCCTAATTTGGCTTTCAAGGTCAGATCCAAAATCGCCGCCTTCAAACAAACCAAACTGAAACTTGCCTTGGTAAACATCCGCAACCATGCTGGCAAACCCGCCAAATATTCCACCCGCATCAACGATATTATCCGTAACGCTGTTTTTTCTGCTAAAAGCTCTTGTTAAGAGTCCTTCAGCACCAAAATCAAGATGACTAAGGCCTTTGACTTTTAATGTTTTTTTGAGTTTATCCATGTGATTAATCATGGCTTGTTGGAGTACATCGCTAGATGTAAAAGCTGCATCAATTTTTAAATCTTCGACAGCTTTCTCAAGCCCGTTCTTAACAAGAGACATTGTTCCATCTTCAACGCCCTCTTTAGGAAGTAACCACCGTGTAGCAGAAAATTTTTGTCGGGTAAGTTCTTGCCATGCCAGCCGAGCAGACTGCTTGGAATTGTCTATAGATCCTTCGCGCTCTGCATAATTACGCTGAAAAATCTCTTTAAACTGGCTAAGAACTTCCTCACCAATATACAGCCCTTCTGTATTAATACCGGAGACTAAGTTGCGAAGCTCTGAAGGAACCATCTCAGTGTTTGGGTCGCTACCATAGTCAACACCTGACCACCTAATATTAATGCCTTTTCCGACGAACCCGTCAACCATAATGCCGGCATGTGACGAGTTAGTAAAAATCTCACCAAGGCTTTCAAGTGCTATTTTGTTAAAAGATTCTGAATCTCCAAGTATGTCAGCAGCCCGTTCTCGACTTGCCACTTGACTAGGTTTCTCACTTAATGAGCGACGGGTCATATCAGCAAACTTGCCAGCATCGATATTGCCATTTTTGTCTACAGAGGCTTGAAGACGACTTTTAATATCTCTAGCATCTGCGTCACTCATACCAGTGACTTTGCTTTTAATTCCGTCTGCTAAATTATCATAAAGATCAACTGCGATCTGGGCACGGTCTGGATCAAGAGCGTTCTTACGCCAATCAAAATAAGTATCATTGACTTCAGCAGGAATGACTTTGTTGTCATGGATATAAACGCCAATGTCTTCAGCTTGCTTTCTATTTAAAGGGTCAATAGCTTGGGTGGAATCTGTACCAAAAGAAACATTCCCCGCTTTAAATGCTAAGAAGTGATCTTTGTTTTTTGGGTCAAGAGATTTCTCAAGGTCATACCCCCGGCGACGGGTTTGACGCGCAAACGCTGCTTTATATGTTGTTTCGTATTTTCGAGCTTCTCTGCCTTTTGGTGAATCGTCATTTAGGAGCTTATTAAATTGAGGTTCAGTAATATCTTTTAAACTAACCGCACTATTAATGCTTTGTTTTATACTGTCTTCTGACAGCTTCTCATTCACCACGGCTTCAGCGTTCCACTTAACCTCTGCATCGCGCATAATCTTGGCGTACTCTTGAGGGGTGGCATCTTTCCATTTGTTCAAATACGAGGTCAGGCTCATGTCGCCTTTATGAAATGCAAATGAATCATCTGTTAAAGATATACCCCTTGCGTCAGCAACAATCTTATCAGCAATCGTGTCTGTAACACCAAGGGCATCCACGTAAGCCCCGATAACATCTTTATCTGTTAAATCCAAATCTTTAAAAATGGCACCAAGGGTTCCTGCGTTTAGTTGATCGTTTTGCTTTAGTTTTGCTATTTGTAATTTAGCAACATTTACTTTTTTAATTGTTTCTTTTCTATTTTCGGACTGGCGTTCAGCCTTAATTTTCGCATCGGTTGTGGCTTGACTTAGAACGGCAGATTTGATTTCAGCGTTCTCTAGTTCAGTCCGACCACCTGTATACGCATCAATGATCTTTAACTTCTCTGAATCTTTCTTACCAATCAATGAATTGATCATAGCGCCAGACTGTTGAGCTACGAATATTTGGCTGCGATAAGCCTCTTGTTCAGCCCCGCTAAACAGGAACTTCCCGTTATCAATCTGCATATTAACAAATTCATCATTGGCTTGCGCTTGTTCTGAACCGCTCAAACCGTTTTTGCCAAACTCAAAGGCACGGGCAATGTTCCTACTGATGTCTGTACTAAGTGCAGCCCGATCCGTATCGAGTTGTTCTTTCATCTCACCTTCGGCAATACCGTTAATGCCGGCAGAGCCAAGCATAGCCGCATGAATTTTCAGCTTACCTTGAATCTCAGGACTCGCATCAGCAACAAGCTGCTTGGAAAAGGCCCTAAACTGAGTATTAAAAGCTCCAGAGTCATTGGTGCCAGGATTTTCTAGGTTCTTTAATAAGAACTTGGCTGTAAAGTCCTCCATCGCACCTTTACTTGCGGTGATTTCGGAGACTTGCTGCGCTTTCATAAACTCTTCAGTGTAATACTTGCCAGCGTCAGGGATCGCCGCACGGGTGATTGTTCCGTCTACATTGAGAACAACGGAATTATCGCCAGCAGTTTTACCCGCTTTTTGAGCTATTTCGGCAGCTTTGGTGTTAAAGTAAGAACTAATTCCCTTCATGCTCTCAGACATTTGATCCCAACCTTGGGCGTCCGCAGCAGCACTATTGGTTCTAGCTCGCCCAACATCTTGAAGATTTGTTTGTTTTTTAAATCGCTCGTAAGCCATTAATCTTTACCCTTTGTATCTGTAAAGTCAGAGTATCCTTTAAGGCCCTGCATTCCGGCCTTTAGCAATCCTCTAGTCATTGCGGAATCACCTCTGGACTGAGCAGCTGCAGATTCAGAATTAAAAATCTTTTGTTTGCTTCGTGCATTAACTCGGATATTGGAAACTTCCTCACCAAACATACGATCTTGCTCAGTTAAGAAAGCTAAGAAGGATCTTGATGAGTTAACTCCCACCCCGCCGGCAGCAGCTTTAGCTTTAGCACTGCCCCGAACCCGTTTTAATCTGTCGCTTGCATCGGCTTGCGCTTGAGAAGCTTGAGCTCTGGCTAAACGTTTTTGCTCTGCAATTTGCTCCATTTCAAAACCAGCCGCTGCTTGTTCAGACCGTGCGCCCATAAAGCTTGAAACCGCACCAACGCCCGCAGCTGCCAAACCTATATTTGCAGAAGAAAAGAGACCGCCAGCAGCAGCACCAGCAGAACCAACAGATCCAAGTGATGCGCTGATAGCAGTCCCTACCCCCGGAAGGAGCAATGAACCGCCAACAACAGCTAAAGGAACAGCAGCTTTACCCATTAAGCGATAACCTCCATATACAACCCACGTAGACTAAACGGCAGTGGAACGGCTTGAGACAGAACGACAGTTGGATCAAGTTCGAAGCCCAACATAAAGAACTGAAACTCGCCTTCCACAGCAACAGGAGGCTGTGAAAAATCTGTGTTTACTTGCGATAAAATTAAATTGTTACCGGATAAAGTAATAGCTTGAGTTGCAAACAAGCTGGCAACCACTCGACCAATCCGCTTAACAGAACCTGTCAACGTACCCGTTTTTGTCGTCGCATCTACCGGCATTGTTTCCAACTCCATTGTGAAGTCCAAACCAACATCCGCTTGAGGTGCAAATTCTGTTAAAGAAATAACACCTGATCCGTTTGCCGTAAAAGCGCCACCAAATTGTGCCGCACTGTTAACTGTTGCTTTAACCGCCGTATTTAAGAGATGAGCCGCCGTAAAATTCTTAGAAACTTCAACGCAACTTACATTATCGATATTGCCAGCAAAACTGCTGTTTGCTCTGAATTGGAGGTTGGATCCGGTACTTGCGACTATAAACTTGGTATAAATACCGTCTTCTGCTTCAGAACTCCCAGCACCACCGGCGACAATCGGAGCAATCGATCCAGCGGTCACATTACTAAGCTCAAACTTAACACGGTACGTTTTAGCGTTTGTTGTAGAGACTGCTTGCTCAAGGTCACTATTGCTAGACTGAGATCCGCTACACGTTGCAACTCCATTTGCTATCGTCCAACCTGTACCTTTTGTCCAACTTGCGTCCGTAGCAAAAACACCGTTGGTCGAAAGTTCAGTCGTTGTTGTCGTAGCCTTAACTGCGTCCAGAGTGATGTCCCAATCAAACTGTTCTAACCAGTAAACTGTCGATCCATTGATTGTTCGCTCAACAGCCGCCATCAAATTACTTCCAACTTGAGTAAATGATTTATATTTCCCGTTTGTATTCCACTGTACCCAACCAGCTAAACTTTCGTTGCGAATTGAGTGGAAGACTGCAACTGTCCCGTCTGCATTAACAAAAAAAGCATATTGTTCTGGCGTCGTTGTGGTTCCTAATAAAGCTGCGCTGTCTACAGCGTTGCTAATTAAATGATTAGATAAGATCGACACTGCATTAGATGTGTAAGATTGCTCTGTATCGTTCCAAACAAACTCACGAATAACTTTTCCCGTACGCTGTAAATACAACGTCGCCCCGTCAAATTTAATTGGGTTTACTTTTTGGGAGGCACCATAAGGCGTCTGCGGGATAAAACGTATGTTCTCTGGCGTGATCGGGCCCGTAATCGATTGCGGGACATAGATTTCTCCTCCATTTGAAAATAGCTGTAAGTTTGTAGTTGAAACTAAGTGTCTAATTTCTGCGGTAGAATCTGTTGCTACTGTGACATCAAGTGCTTCGTCAGCAATTGCGGTTCCCACATCAAAATTAAAGAAAGCCCCAACCTTAGACCCCCAAAGCCCGTCGGGACGCTCTGTCGAACCCGCCATGTACAATCGCTGATCATGAAACGTGCCGCAGCGAGGAAAACCTCTAACCGCTGAAAAGGTTTGTTCTTGCCAATCAGTATCGGCTGTTGTCGAAGGCAATGTCTGCAAAACCGTTGTAACCGCAATAGTTGGTGAGGTGATGCTATCGACAAGAAACTCTTTGCCTTTGTAACGCATAATCGTGCCGACATGACCGGAAGCAAAAAAAGCAGAAGATGTTGTTGCTGTTCCTGTTCCTGTTGTGGCGCTTGGCGTAAGAGTTACGCTTGCAGGCAAAAACTTATAATATGGCTGGTAAATTGGCGCTCCAGAAGTGTGAATTTCAAAAGCAAAGTTAGCACCTGTAAAACTTGACGCGCCTGTTCGAAGAATTTTGTACATGGCAAAATCTTTATGCCAAACAATAATTGTGTCGGCAGAATAAGCCACGGTAAGCTCTTTAGTTTGCGCTGCATTCCAAGGACAACTCGTTAGAGTCTGCACCAAAGTTCCAACATCATTGTAAATCAAGCATTTGGTATTTTGGAACGCTAACGCATAGTCTTGGCCTTCAGTATAGCTGAACTCATGCAAGATAGAATCTGCACCAAGATTTGCACGAAAGAAAGATCCGGGCCGACGCCGTACACCACCTTGAGCATAGAGGGCTACGTTTCGTGCTTTGCGACCACCTTTAAAATAAGCTTTCAAATCGGTTCGCATCCGCATTAGCGGGTCAAGTTCCCCTGAAGTAAACGAAGTTTGGAGAGCGGCAATATTGCTGTCTGTTCCGGTTGCCATATTATCTCCGAATAGATGTAAGTGTTGATGTCCTCAAGCGTCGAGCCGTTTGCGAAGAGCTATCTGCCCATTTCGCTCTGGTGTATTCGCGCTGCGCTTCTGTAGCCCAATGTGCAGCCAAATCACCTTTACGGGTAATTGATGAGGCAAAGACTGACGCCAACTCATACATCAAAGCCTTAGAAAAATAGGCAGGCCAGTATTGAGAGTCTGGGCGATAAGAATAGTCTGCAATGACGGTGTCATCGGCTGTTGTATTGGTGTAAATTTTGTCTTCATAGCGGTCATATGTAATCGGCCTAGAAAGAACCGTAACTCCATGAAGTAATAAAATTGCAGGGCTAGTCGGCATTTGATAAGCCGCATCCCAACGAGAAGTTGGGGCAGCTTCTAAGCGCGATAACTGCTGTTGACCAGAAGCAAATCGCCACCGTGTAAGCGTCAGAGACCCTTCAACAATGGCATCATAAAGATTGTTTGCGACGTTCGCCTCTGTAGACCCTTCTGTAAAAGAAGAGATCTGATTGGCTCCAATAAGATTGAGAGCCCGTGAAGCAATAGTTACGTCAATCGCTGTGATAGCCATAGTGTTCCCTTAAAATGGAAGGGGGGCCGAAGCCCCCCAACCCGATTAGTCACTATCTGTCGCTGTAATAACCAAACCGTCATTAACGTCAACAGTTGTGCCATCATTAGAGCTAACGACGTTGATTGAATTAACCGATGTGCCACCTGTTGAAGTGGTACAAAGAATCCAATCATTTACGTTCAGCATGTTTACTGCTGCGCCTGTGAAGTACGCTGCGGTGTTTACTACTGCGACTGCATCCGTTGTGGTATAAACCCACAATGTAAAGCCGTTGCCTGTAGCAATGGAACTAAGTCCTGAAGCTGCATAAGCCATTTTCAGTTATCCTTTCTTAAGATTCGTCAATGGAAACTTCGATGATACCGTCGGCATCGATCAAGCAGCTTCCTTGAGACATTGAATTGACAACCAAGAAAGCTTGTTTCTGGCCCTGCCATGTGACGTCTTGCTTAACGTCTTGACCAATACCGTGGCCCATAGCAGTTGTGTGGTAACAAAAAGTTTTGCGAATATCGCCAGCTTTGTCTAAGCCAGAGAAAGCAAAGAACATGAAACCGTGCCACATTTTTGCAACCATTCCTCCTTGGTATGGAAGACCGCCTTCGCCAACATAATCAGCAGAGGCAAACTCTGTGATATCCATTAGGTCAGACCATCCAGCGTGAGAGGTAACCCAAAAACGCTGATTGTCGTCAGGAACATCATTGTTGCCCAAAGTCTCAAATGCGCTATGCACTTTTGCTTTGGTCAAACCAGCTGAACCGTGAGCGATTGTTGTGGTTGTAGTGTCCATTGCAGTGGTGATGAGCTCGTCAGTCTTGCGACCTAACGCACCAGCACCCGCATTGGCTGCCAATGTTTTCTCATCAATGTTTGTCTTCAACTCGTCCATTGAATCGACATATTCACCAGCATAGTGATCGGTCAACGCGCAATCGACATTTGTGTGACTGACGTTCATTAATGGTACATCGCCATGCCGAGACTTGGTGCCAGCAGTTCCCTTACCATATTTTTGGAAGCGAACGTCTTCACCTTGAACTTGGACTTTGCGACGAATTGTATTCCGCAGCTTGGATCCCATGCGCTGATAGGCAACATGAACATCTGCTTCAAAC